GAACGCTGAACCGTTGCGGAAGTGGTAGCAATGTAGGAGGTAGGGAATTCTCCTGCTTCAAGCTGTGCTCCCCAGATATAAAGTCCGCTGGTTCCGTCACCACTATAGGTTTCGGATCCAGAGGTAGTGCCGTTGCACATCTGCAAAAACGTCGTTCCAGTTAGTCCGCCAGATACGCCTGTTGCAGTGCAGCGATACCAACCATTCGGATATGCAGTGATCGTGCCGGAACCAGCCACCACAGTCCCAACCGTTCCTGTGTCTAGATTAAAATAAACACGTGCAACTACGGTTCCGGTATTTAAAATGATACTAAACTGACGGCTTCCAGATGCTCGTTTAACAAAAACAGAAAACGTGTAGGTAGTCCCATTGGCAACAGTTGGAATCTGAAAGAGACGATGCTGCGTAGAGGCTGCGCTATTCTCGGTAAAAAGATCAGCAGTCAATTCTCCACTTGGAGCCGTTGTTTGATTGGCAGTATGGGTTCCGCCAACGTGAATCCACGCGGCATTGTTGATTTGCTCTGAATAAGTAATAAGATTAGTGCGCGAACCTTCAATCAGGAGACCAAGCGAGCGACCAGTCACAGGGTCATGAGTGAAGCGGGCCACATTAGATGATGCCGTCTGAACAAGACCAGAGGAATCGACATAAGTTCCAGAGCTTCCTCGTGTAAACGTGATACGAGAATCCAGCGACTTTAGCGCCGCGAAGTTCAGGTCGAGCACTGGCGTGCCGCCATTCTCGGCGGCGAGAAAAGCGGGGTCGATTAAGGTCTGAAACATGGCTTAGAGACTCTCGGCGTAGGCTGCTACGACATCCGCTTCGGCAGATCCATAGGAGAACAGAGAGAGCACGCCAGTGCGGCTCGCGGTCATGGCCGAGGGCTTGACGCCAAGGAAAGTCCAGCCGCTCGGGAAAGTGAGGTTGCGGGCCGTCGAGTCGCAGATCAAACGCACCGAGAACATGCGGCCGGCTTGGTAGCCGGAGCCGGTCAAGGTGAGGTTTCCCGTCAGAGAAACACTGCGGAAGTTCACCTCGTCATTGAAGCCAACGTCCAAGGTGGAGGCGAAGGTGACCGATTTGAAGTTGATCGGGAAACCAACGGTGGCACCAGCGCCGGAGACCGTGCCGCCCTTGCGAGCCAATGTCTGCCAGTTCGTGCTGGAGCGGGTGCCAGGCTTCTCGCGGTTATTATCTACCAAGGAGACAAACGAGGAACCGGAGACGCTCACTACATCGAGGCGGGCGTAGGTCGTGCCATCTACCCACTCACCACGAGGATTAAAGGCGGCTGGCGTGGCGAACTTCTTGACGGTGTCGGCGAACTCAGAACGCAGTGAGGCAAGCGAGGCGGAGAACTCGCGGCGAGCGATCTCGACGCTCTCGGCTTGCGCTTCGCGGGCGGCGCTCAACTCGTGGCGGGTCGCCGTCGCGGCTGCGAGCTCGGCACGGGTGGCTTCTATCTTGGCTTCGATCTTGTCGGCGGTCTCGCCGAGAGCGTGATCAATGCGGAGGATCTCGGCCTCGACCTGCTTGCTGGCCTCGTCCACGCGAGAAGAGAGCGCGCCAAGATCGTTACCAAGCACGTGCTGGTTGAGCGCCTTGACGCCAGCCAGGGCGGCTTCCAGCGCGGTGAGAGCGGAGGCCTGCGCGGCGGCAGCGCCTTGGATGGGCAGCGCCTGCGTTGCGAAATCGCTCTCGATCTTTTCGAGGCGGTCGAGGGCGCCGCCGAGACGTTCGGCGACGAGTAGGAGGTCGGTGTCGAGGATCATTTTGCGAGTCGTGAAAATGCTGCGTTGATGCGTTCGGCAGTGGCGGCCTGCTCACCTAGCGCGGTTCGTAAATTAGCGGTCTTTTCTACTTTGGCGGCGAGACGCGAAGCACGAGCTGCCCGGGCCGAGCGAGGATCTAGCAGGTCGGAGAGCGAGGAGTCGCGAGTTAGCTCGGCTTGCTTTCGTTCCGCCCATGCGCGACCAGCATCGCCACCCCAGAGCGCCCATGCGATGCGGCCGGCGGAAGGGTAGCCGTCTTGGTCTTGGCTCCAGCCTTGGCCTTGCTTGTCCACCTCGTGACGCGCGAAGTAGGAGACCATGCGCGAGATGGTGTCGGGCGAAAGGTTGCGACGGTTGGCGATGTCGCGAGCGCGAGCCACGCCGACCTCGGTTCCGCCACGGTTGAACTCATCGCGCCAAGCGAGACCGCGGGCGGCCTCGTCTGCCATCTCCTGCGTGGGCTGGGTATCGACTTGGAGCTGCTTTGCCTCGAGGGCAGCGGGCTGGCTGGGCTGGGTGGGCTGGGTGGCTTCGGCAGCGGAGGCGCCCACGTTCTCGCCGGCGGCAGCGGCAGCGGCTGGCGTAGAAGGCAGCGAGGAAGTGGTCAGGCGGATGGCAGTCTCGGGCACGCCATATTGTGCGGCCAACTCCGACACCTTCGCGGCCTCGATTGCGAGCTGTTCGAGGGTGGCTTCGTAGTCGTAGCCATTCTCGGCTGCGATCTGCTGGCCGGATTTGATGCCCTGACGGTTCTCATTGAGGTTAGCGGCAGACTCGCGGCCAACGTCAATTGACATGCGCGCGGGCCAACGCCACTCACCACGCAGGGCGCGGCGGAGAGCTTGGATAGCAGTCTCGCCTTCCTGCGGAGGAGGCGGCGGGATCTCGCCGTTGGCGATAGCGATCAGGATGACGTCGTTCTTGATCGGATCCAGAACCTTGTCGGACAGCACGCCACGGTGACGATCCCAGACGCGATCAGCCTGCGCGAACTCTGCGCGGACGTTCGGGCCTTTGTAGCCTTGGGTGCCGAACAGCACGCCTCCAGGTATTCCAAGACCGATGGCGATCTCGTCCATGAGATGCTCAACGAATCCGGTGAAGGCGGACGATGGGCGAGCGGGCATCACCTCCACCTTGTCGGAGGTGTTGAAGTATTTGATCATGCCGACGTCCGAGAGCTCGTCCTTGCGCTGCTGGCCGTTCTCCAGCGTGATCGAAGGTGCGGCGCTGAATGCCTGCCGTGGAGATGCCGATCCGCGCTCGTTGAAAACCAAGGCGGCCTGCTGGCTGGCGAAGCGCACGCCGACCTGCTCGGCATCGAGGATGCCCTTGAGCATTCGGGCCGTATTGATGACGGCATGAAACTCAGTCACTCCTCGGTATTGATCGGCGCGGAATGGGTCGAAATAATGGCAGAACGCACGCGCGGGAATGTCCTCGGGGTTCACGTAAGCGCCGTTTCGCTCGCGCTGGAAAACGCGATAGGCGGTGGGCTTGCCGAACTCATCCACGACGATGCCGTCGATATATTGATCGAAAACAGAGACCTCGTTCGGGTTGCCAAGTAAATCAGCGGGCACGAGTTGCAGGCGGATGCCGTCGGCGGTCTTGCGGATCGCAAAGCCGCAATCGCCATCTACCGGACGCATCTGAAGTGCCATGCCGACCAACTGACGGAAGCTGTGGCGTCCGGTCACGTCGGCCTTCTTGCACCAAGCATGGAAGTAATCGGCGATCGTGCGGTCATAATCGCGTGATCCGGTCGCGGGGCTCCACTCGTTCGGGGTGCAGTTGAGGGCGAACTTCTCCGGCACGCCAGCTAGCACCGAGAAGTTGCTGATTAAATCGCGGGCCTCGAACATCATGACGCGACGCTCGCGGGTGGTTCGGGAACTCTCGGCTGGAACCTCAGAGGTTCGTGGCGTGAATAGTCGATTGGCCTGCGCAGCCTGATATTCGAAAAGGTGCTTCTCGATTTTCGAGCGTAGGCGCTGCGTGGCCCAGCTCGGCGCGATCACGCCAAGGGCGCGCTCGAAAGCGTTCTGGTTCTTAACGATGCCGGCGATGTCGGGGCGCTCCATGATTACCAAGTGTTGGGGCTGTTAAATTGAACGTAAGTGACCTCGGCGGTGTTGCCATTGGCGACATCCAAGGCGGCTTGAAGCTGTCCGACCATGTCCTTTACCTCGGCTAGGTTGGCGCGGGTCACGCTGCGACCGTTCAGGGAGTAGCTTTGATTGGTCAGGATTGCCGAGAGCGCAGACACGGCCTGTGTCTTGAGCGTGGTCAGTGTGGCCGAGTCGAGGCCGATGAAGGGATTTGCGAGCGCCATGCAAATCCGCGATTCGTAAACTTTACGGCACGCTCCGAGAATGCCCAAAATCTCCCTTGCTATGATAGTCGGAAACGAGGCCGCGCACATCGAGAAGTGCATCCGGTCTTTTGCTGGTTCATTCCACGAACTCTGCGTTGTTCGCGCCATCGGTGCGCAGGAGCCTGACTCCACCATTGATCTGATTCATGATCTAGCGAAGGAGCTAGGCTTTGAGCTTCAGATCGGAGTTTATCGAAACGGAGCGAGCGCGAGCGAGTGGAAGCACGTCGACAACTTCGCGGCGGCGCGTAACCAGGCTTTCGAGTTGGCGACTGGCGACTGGATCTTCTGGGCCGATGCCGACGACACCCTACGCGGAGATCCTGCCGACATCGTGCGGGCCTGCGAGACGACCGAGGCCGATCTGCTCCTCTTCACCTATGACGTGCCCGGGACGAACAAAGCACCGTGGCGTGAGCGGTGCATTCGTCGTAGCCTGTTCGAGGCGGGCCGGCGGTGGCAGTATGCGGTGCATGAGAACCTGATTGCGCGCGAGACCGACAAGCGCCTGTCGGTAGATTCGCCGGTCTGGGTGCATTCGCCGGTGGCAGCCAAGCCACGAAGCCATGACCGTAACCTGCGCATCCTATCGAATGCCCTGCGCGATGCGTCGTCGCAACTCTTCTACGTCCACCAAGAGCACTTTTATGCGAAGTCGGAGGAGAAGGCGCGGGAGTTCGGGCAGCTCGCTTTAGGGTTTCCCAATCTCCACGAGTCGTTCCGCTTCGAGATTCTGATGAATCTGGGTCGTCTGGCCAAGAAACCCAAGGAGGCGTTGGAATGGTTCGGGCGCGGGATCGTGGAGATGCCGCAACTGCGCGAGCCGCTGGTCGGAGCGTGCCTTTCCTCGCTTGAAGCCGGCGAGCCGGTGCGGGCCTTGGAGCTGGCGCGACGAATGGTGGCGATTCCAACACCACCAGACCAACGCCGGCCTTGGACGTTCGAGGCCAAGTGGTATGGCTGGCATGGGGTGGATCTGTTCCAGCGGTGCCAGCGGCTTAACGGCATCATTCCTTGGGAGGAAACTGCGCCACGCATCACCTTGCTCCACGCCACCCGCGGACGAGCCCAGAAGGCTTGGGAATGCCGCGAGCGATGGATGAATGCGGCAGCGAATCCTGATGCGGTGGAATATATCATGGCCGTCGATTCCGACGATGAAGCCAGCATGAGCCTGGCGAAGCAGTTCAAGCACGTCGTGGTGGAGCCGGGCTCCTGCGTGCGGGCTTGGAATGCGGCCGCACAGATGGCAAGTGGCGAGATCCTAGTGCAACTGTCCGACGACTGGATTCCTCCGGTCGGCTGGGATACTGCGATCTTGAAGGCTTTCGAGGGCGTTTCAGGCGAGGCGGTGCTTGCCGTCGGAGACGGAGCGCGCAAGGACTCGCTTCTCTGCATGGCGATCCTCAATCGTGCGCGGCTGGATAAGCAGGGCGCGCTTTTCTTCGATGGCTACGAATCGGTGTTTTCCGACAACGAGTTTTCGCATCGGGCGTGGGCGGACGGCGTCGTGATCGACCGTCGCGCCGATCTGATTTTCGAGCACGCTCATCCGTTTTTCGGCAAGGGTGAGATGGATT